CATTCGTGCTACATCGCCGCGGCCGAGGACATGTACAACAGCCCGTACATCGTCGTCGAGGACATCAAGGATTCGGAGAAGCGTGCCCAGCTGCACGCTCGCTTTTCACACTGCATTCGCAAAGTGATTGACGATTTCATTCCGGTCCAACAGATTCTCGACACGTACATCCCGGGTTTCACGGGTGAGTTTGATATGGACAACAACGTCGGCGCGGATACGAACGGTGAGGTGGACGAGGTGGATGACGCCCCGCCCCCCGTGACCCCCGAGGCGACGGGTGAGGAGGGTGTCGAGCCCGGGTCGGTCGTCCCAGAGACGCCTTCTCCGACCGACCCCGTCCCGGGTACGCCGATGGGTGCCGATCCGAATGGTGAAATGAAGGAGGTGCCCGTGACGCCCGCCCCGGCTACACCTGCGCCGGTACACCACGAGACGCTCTTCGACGACGCGCCTGATAAAAAGTAAAATCCCTTAAAGTCTAATGAAGGTGCTCGTTACCGGTGGATCCGGTCTCGTCGGATCGGCGGTCAAGAAGCTTCGGCCGGATTGGACCTATGTGGACTCCAAGACGTACGGGTCTCTGACGCGCGAGGCGAACGTCGCTGAGATGTTTGGCGGCGGTCCGTTTGACTCTGTCGTCCATTTGGCGGCGAACGTCGGCGGCATGTTCAAGAACATGAACAAGCGCCAGGAGATGTTTGAGGACAATGTCCTCATGAACACACTCGTGCTTCGCGAGGCGGCACGTCTCAAGGTGCCTCGCGTCGTGACCATGCTTTCGACGTGCATCTTCCCGGACGACACGTCCGAACCCGAGCTCGTCCCGTCGATGCTTCACATGGGCCCGCCGCACCCCTCGAACGAGGGCTATGCGTACGCCAAGCGCGTTTCGGAGGTTCACGCCCGGATCATTCGCGAGACGACCGGGACACACGTGACGTCGCTCATTCCGACCAACGTCTACGGTCCGAACGACAACTTTTCGCTCGAGGATGGACACGTCGTTCCGGCACTCATCCACCGCGCATGGCTCGCCGCCAAGGAGGGTAAGCCACTCCAGGTGAAGGGATCGGGTCGGGCGCTTCGTCAATTCATTCATGCGGACGACCTGGCACGGATCGTCGTATGGGCTGTCGAGTCTGAACACGCCCCGCCGCCGATGGTTGTCTGCTGCAACGAGAAAGAGTATTCGATCGGTCAGTTGGCTCGTCTCATCGCCGACGAGTATGGCATTCCGATCGAGTTTGTCGGTGGACCAGACGGCCAGATGCGCAAGTTTGCCAAACCCGGGCCGGGATATTTCCCGCGGCCGATGAAGGAACTCAAGATGGGACTTCACGAGACGGTCGAGTGGTTCAAAAACTTTCGCAGTCAACAGTAAATGGATCACTACTTTCGTGATCCTATGAGCGCCGGAGGGATTGCCGCCGCCGCGACGATTGCATACATTCACGTCAAGGCGAACATGAACAAGGAAAAGCTCCAGAACTCGGCGTACTTCAAGCCGGCGTTTCTGGTTGGCCTGCTCGTCTATTTCATCGTGTCCCAGGGCGCGGGCTCGAAGGAGTCCATCTCACAGGATCCCTTTTAACGGCCTGGCTTGGTTACTTTGTCCCGTATGTCTTCTAGAATCTCGCATATATGGTTCAAATGTACAAGTGTCAATACTGAATTAACAAGAGTTATATTACGTATAGTATCTTCAATCACACACATTTGAAGATACTACGCGCCGAGTCTTAAACTGAACACTTAAAGTAGACCGTCGCCCAACTAGAAATGGCGACCACCGTCTCGGCTTTCAATGACATGATGCAGCAGTTTCTCGACGAACTCGTACTCACCTTCCCCGAGGAGAAGTCGTTCGTCAAGTATCAGGCAACTTTCGGTATGATTCGCAAGGCTCGTCCGCGCTCGGTCCTCGAGAGCTACATGAAGTCGATCAGCCCCGTGGCGACGCAGCTCATGGAGAAGAATGAGCTGTTTTTCAAGGAGAATTCGGATTCCGTCCCCTTGCTCAGCGATCTGAACATTGCCAAGATTTGGACCGACGATCTGTCCCAGACGACCAAGGATGCCATCTGGAAGTACCTCCAGACGCTGTACATTCTGGCATCGACCATTACGGCTCTCCCAGCCGAGACGCTCAGCATGATTGAGAGCGTCGCTGAAAAGTGCGCCAAGCAGATGACTGAGGAGGGTATCACCGGCGAGGAGGCGCTGATGAAGAACATGTCGGGTCTGATGGCTCAGCTCATGGGCTCGGGCGGGCTCGCCGGACTCGAGAAAAAGATCTCGCAGTAATTCAATATGGACATTGCCCAAGAAGTGTTCAAGCAGGAGAAGCTTATGGACTTTTGGCCGTCGGACCGCCAGTCGGCCAAGGAACGCGTCGAGGCGACGACCCGTTTCATCGTGTACGCCATCGTGCTCTTGTTCCTGATTCGCCGCGATGCGCGTGTCGTAATGCTCGGCGGGCTCGTGCTCGCAGTTCTCTACGGTCTTTATTTCAACAACATGATCCCAGAGGGTGCCCGTTCAGCCTACGTCGCCAAGGGGCTGCAAGGGTTCACCATGCCGACCGTCGACAACCCCATGGGCAACATTCTGATGGGTGAGTATTCGACCAATCCCGATCGTGCACCGGCTGCATGGTACCCGTCAGTGCGCGAGGAGGTCCAGAATGACTTTGCGCTCGTGCACCCGTTTGAGAAGAGCCGTGATTATGAGCGCAACTTTTACACGACGGCGAGCACCACGATTCCCAACGATCAGGCGGCCTTTGCTCAGGCTGCTTACGGTCGCCCGTTCGAGCCTCAGTGCCGCGACACGCCAGGTGCGTGCGACCCAGAGGGCAACCCGAACGCTCGTTTCCCGGAGCGCACCCAGATGCGTGGCGGCATTGGCGGTGGCTACCGTTAAAAATGTTCGCACCTAGAAAGAATGCCTCGGCTTCAGACGGACGGTGTCGTCCTTGAGGATGGAATCTGGAAGGGTCCTTCCAACACGAACTACGTCGACATGATCATGACCGACGATGCGCTTCGCTCCCAGACGAGCTCGCGCAATAACAAGTACTGGACGGCCGAAAAGTTTGACTTTCCGACGCTGTACAATGTGAATGAGCCGGTTCGCGTCCAGCTCAACGATCCCATCAGCACGTATGCCGTGTACCAGTCGCAGTCCTTTGCTCAGCGGTATGGTGGTGCCAAGAAGTAGGACCAGGATTTTTATAGCAGATGTAAAGTAATATGGACCCTTTGTCCCTGGCAGCGATTGTCGGTCTTGTCTATTCGGGCAAGAAAATCAGCGATGCCAAGGAGGAACAGCAGCAAGTGCCTACGATGCTCGCACCCAAGAAGATTACGCGCGCCGAACTGGATCTCAAGAGCTTCCGTCGCTCCCAGGACCCCACCTTTGACGAGACGATCATGACGCCCGACATTGGTCGCGGATTTGCGGGTGACCCCGATTGGCGTCTTCGGCCGAAGGAGATTGCACCGAACATGGGTGACATTGTCAAGGATGGGAAGCGTTTCCCCTTCGGTCAACCCGTCTATGACGTGTCGTACCGCGAGGCTGTGACGAACAAGATGAACAACCTGAACCCGGCCGACAAGGTGTATGTCGGCCGCGGTCTCGGTCTCGATCCCAACACGCCAGCCGCAGGTGGGTTCCAGCAGTTTTTCCGTATCGAGCCGACGAACATGAATGAAGAGCGCCTGTCGACCCTTCCAGGCACGTGGGGTGGTCCGGCCAACTCCTTTATCAAAAACGGTGGGACGACGATGGGTGAGATTACTCACCACGCCAAGGAGACCAAGGCGTGGCACCGTGAGCCGACCCAGAACCGCGGCCAGGGGCAGGGCGGTGCTCTCACTGCACCAGAGGGTCGGCCGGACTTCCAGAAGACTCGCCGCACGACCAATCGTCAAGAGACGGGCTACCGTGACGACAACCTGGGCGACGGACCTGCACAGTTCTCAATCAGCCAGGGATATGACAGCACGCTCATGAACAACGGTCAGACGCGCAGCACGAACAACCGTGTCAACCCCGATCGGGCGGCTAATCCGGGCAACATGAACGTCCGCCAAGACGCCATCGGTATGATCGGAGCAGGCACGACGACCCGTCTAGAGGCGAGCTCCCTGCCTGTTCGCCCGGCGGACGGCTCACACGGTCAGCGCTACGTCGTACCGCAGTACCAGAAGGACAACATCTTCAAGGGGAACAGTGAAGCCAAGATTGACTTTAACCTGGCCAAGGATATCCGGGCGAAGAACCCGTTGGCTCAGCCCGCATTTGTCGATTACGCCAAGGCGTAACTTTGAAAAAAAAAGGTTGACCTCTGATAAATGAGCGGTGGCATTGTTCAACTCGTCGCAATCGGCGCTCAGGACGCATATCTGACGGGGAAGCCAGAGGTTTCATTTTACCGCTCGACGTACAAGCGGTACACGCACTTTGCCAACACTGTTGAGCGCCAGCTCATTCAGGGGACGCCAAGTGCCGGCGGCATCTCCACGATCCGTTTCGAGAAGAAGGGTGACCTGATGTCCTACGTGTACCTGACTGCTCGTGACTCGACCGGTGCCCACGTACCTCTGCTGAAGTGGGCCGAGGTCATCGACAAGATTGAACTGCTGATCGGCGGCCAGGTGATTGACACTCAGGACGCGTACTTCATGAACAACATCGAGCCGGTCGTCGGTGCCACGAACACGAACCAGCGTCTGCTGCCCATCTACAGCCCAGGCACCACGCCGACGCAGGCGGGCTTCAACGTCAACTCGTTCCAGGCGCTCAAGTTCTTCTTCTGCAAGGATTGGCAGTCTGCGCTGCCCCTAGTGGCTCTGCAGTATCACGACGTCGAGCTGCGCATCACGTGGGCAGCCAGACTGAACCAGACAGCCTTCAGCGGTGGGACGTCCCTGTCGCCCGCCAAGTACCAGGATCTGCAGTACATCGTCTGGACCAACTTCATCTACCTAGCCGAGGGCGAGCGCGACTACTTTGCCAAGACGCCCCAGGATATGCTGATCACGCAGGTCCAGCGCCAATTTGTGCCGAACGCCCCCGTGATGGAGCTGGCGTTCGCTCACCCAGTCAAGTATCTGGCGTTCCAGTCCAACAACTACGTGCAGGCGTACGGCCTGAATGCGACCAACGCGTCGTCGCTGCAGCTGAAGACGCAGGTGAACGGCACGGACATTGGGGAGTCTCGCTCTCTCCTTTCGTGGGTGGATGCCAACCAGTACTACCACACGCCGAACGGCTACGCTCCCTACAGCGGCGCCGTGTCCAACGTGGCGATCGTGCCGTACTGCCTGGACACGTCCAAGCTGCAGCCGACCGGTACGCTCAACTTCTCGCGCATCGACACGTACCGTCTGATCACGCCGTCCAACATCACGCTGCAGAGCATTGTGCAGGGCACGACTGCCGCTGCCACGACTGCCGCTGGCATGTCGACGTCGCCGTACGTGTACGCGGTCAACTATAACGTGCTCCGTATCCAGAACGGTATGGGTGCCGTCTTGTACTCTTCTTAAAATCTCACTAAAACTTAGACATGAGTAGCGTCGGTGGTGCGCAACTCTTAGCCGAAGGGCCACAGGATGAGTGGCTTTCAGGCAACCCCCAAGTTTCATTTTTTCGATCAATGTACCGGCACAGTGTGCCTTTTGGTATCGAACTCAAAAAAATGAATTTTGAAGCAGATGGATCGTGTCGGTTTGACAGATACGGCGACCTCCTCGGCGCGTGTCATCTCACGGCGCACGACAAAGTGACTGGCCAGCTCGTGCCCTTGACTTCATGGGCTGGAATCATCGACTCGGTCGAGCTCGTCATCGGCGGTCAACTCGTCGACACGCAAGACTATACGTACTCGTCACAGGTATGGCCGGTCCTCGAGGCGTCGACATGGTCGCAGCGCGCCCCGACGCCGACTGGATTTTACCCCCTGCACTTCTTCTTTTGTCAGGATTGGTCACGCGCATTCCCGCTGTGTACCCTCAAGTATCACGATCTGTCGATTCGTATCAAGACGTTGTCGTCGACGTATACCATCCAGTTGTGGGCGACGCTTCTCCATCTCAGTGAACAAGAACGCAGTTGGTTTATCGACCAGCCTCACCGGCTCCTCATCACGCAGACGCAACGTACGCTCATCACTCCGGACCAGAATGAGTTTCAGCGATTCGCCGGTCCTCTCAAATACCTGGCAACACAGGTTCTCGATTACCAGCGTCTGTACACGCGCATCACTGCACCGACGCCCGTGACGCTCGACACGACCACCACGCAAACGTACACGGTCAGCTACTACAACCCGTACAATGTACCGATTGCATGGACGGTCCTCAACGCCCTACCCGCCGGCGTCACAGTCGCATCATACTCCGACACCCAATTAGTGTTTACGATCGCAGCCGGGTCACTCGTCACGTCACAGACGTTCCAAGTTTCGGTAACTCCGGTACCCGCATACGGCGGTGATACGGTCCAGGATATCGGCAGTTACCGAATCCACACGTTCATGGAAGTTGGGACGAGTACATTCACGGCCGAGAGCCCAATAAATGTCGAGGTTCTCGTCGTGGCGGGCGGCGGTGGCGGTGGGTACCAGAGGAGCAATCAGAGTGGTGGTGGAGGCGGTGCCGGCGAATTGATTTACCGATCGAGCATTTCCGTAAACGGAACGACGCCCGTGACTGTTGGAGCTGGAGGTTTATCTGGTATCCGAACATTTACGATACAAAATTCAACCAGTGGAGCAAACTCGGTTTTCGGAAGTCTGACGGCGCTCGGCGGTGGGCGAGGCGGAAACGGCACTGGGGCTGGAAGATTGTCTGGAGGGTCGGGAGGCGGCGCCGAGCGCGCAGCGAGTGGTGCTGCCTCTACTGCGACACTCGGACTTGGAAATGCGGGCGGATCGTCTTTGGACAATAACTCGACGACCGGTCGGAGCGGTGGTGGAGGTGGTGGCGCAACGTCAGTCGGGCAGAGCGTTTTCAGTAGCAGTGTAAAAACTCCGGGTGGTACCGGGTACACGTCGAGCATATCAGGCACGAGCAGGGTGTACGCAGCCGGCGGCGCCGGTGGTGCACGCAATTTCAGCGTGGTTGGCGCAGATGCCGCAGCAAACAGTGGCAGCGGTGGTGGTGGAGCCGACGGCGAACCAAGCACTGGAAACAATGGCGGGTCCGGTGGTTCGGGTATCGTCATCGTCCGGTACCCTGTGTTGACTCTCGCGTGAGCTGCCAGCAACAATAATAGCACTATAGAATATGGCCGCGGTGAGCGCAAGCTTCACACTCGCGGCAGGTGTACGGCCAGTACTGAGTGCCGTAGACCAAATATTGGATACGACGACGCAAAAGACATTCCAGGTGCTCCAGACGGCCGCGACGTCAGGCACCGGAACCATTACGTGGTCATATGCATTACCGAACGGGGTTTCAGTCTTTTCGTCGGACGGAACCCAGATTACATTTCTCGTCCCGGCAAACCTCAATCTAGAACCACAGTCATTTGTAGTCACGGCGTCGAATCAGGTTGGTCAGCGGGCGGTTCGGACGATCAGTCTCGCCGCGGGGGTCAAACCTATTCTTGTTTCACCCGGGCCGCTCACATTCGATACGACGACCCAGTTTCGTTCATTCAAGGTGAGTCAGATTGCAGGAACCGGTCGTATTCAATGGTCGTACAAACTTCCCGGCGGTGCACGGCTCGTGTCTTCATCCAACACTGAACTCGTCATCGGCATCGACCCGGGTAAGAATGTGGAACTGACCACCATGATTGTCACGGCGACGAATGGTGCCGGCATCGCCTCAACACCGATCGCTTTTGACATCAGTGCGTACATTGCCCCGGTTGTCACGGGCGTCGACCAATTCCTCGAGACATCGACTCTCAAGACATTTACGCTGGCGCAGATGGTCATGCCAAGTGCGACCGGCATGATTACATGGTCTTATACCGGCGGAGCCGGACCGGTATTCGTGTCATCGGACGATCGCCAAATCACCTTTTCGCTGACGGTAGGCGGCCCGGCGCGCGAGAACGTGCCATTCACCGTCACGGCGACAAACATACTCGGTGTTTCGGCGTCGAGGACCATCACGCTCACGTCCGGATCGACGCCTGTGTTGTCGGCCGCGGCGACAACCCTGATTGCCGATTCGTCCATCTCACGGACATTTGTCATCAGTCAGACGGTGAACCCGACCGCAACCGGAACGCTCGTGTGGAATGGCGGCTACCCCCCTGCGACCATCACGTACGAAAGCCAGTCGAATAGCGGAACGACGCTCCGCATTGCACAGGGTGCCATCATATCGACGCCGACGGTGTTCTCGGTCACGGCATTTAATCCCGTGACCCGTCTTACGTCTGCACCTCTTCAGTTTTCCATCCGAGCTGCCGGAACACCCGTTCTCGTATCACCCGGTGCCCAGAATCTCGACACGTTCTCGGGGAACGCCTTCGTGATCGGACAAACCGCGCCGTACACCGGTGGAATCACATGGTCATACTCGCCACAGCTTCCCGGTACAACTCTGACACGGACCGATTCGGGCCTCACGTTTTCATTGGTACCCGGTACAAGTTTTGCACCGACGACCATCACCGTCACGGCCACCAACGTCATTGGCGTGACGGTTTCGGTAGCGCTCACCGTCACTGCTGCCGTCAAGCCCGTGCTCGTGTCGCCTACACAACTGGCGCTCAACACGACGACGGTGCAAACGTTCACCATCGCACAAACGTCACCGGGTGCAATGGCATGGACGTACACCATCCCACCGGCTGGTGTGACGGTCGCGACATCCGACAGCGGCATCACGTACACCTTTGCGGCCGAGACGTACTTTGTCAAGAACATCGTGGTCCAGGCGACGAATTTGGCACAGGTTTCAACGGTTTTGGGTGTCGTGGTCTCAGCCAGTGTCGCTTCCGCCGTGACGATGAACTTTGGCGGAACGACGATCGGTGCGCTGACCGACGGTGGTGAATTTCAAGCAAACGGCCCTCCGCCCGGAATGTCGTACCCGTCAGCGTCGCTCTTCTTGGCGACGCCAACCAACCCGCAGACGTACGATGTGTACGGCCAACCGTACGGTAACGGGGAGTATATCATGGCAGCATCGTCCGTCTCGACAAACATGTCGAACGCGTTTTCGTTCACCGAGAATGTCGAATGGTCTTCGTCGTCCGGTGTGTACACCGCTGGCGTGTACACCGGCGCACAGACGACCGTCGTAGATAATGACACGATCGGTGGTGAATGGATTCAGCTCAAAATCCCAGACGCGATCGTCCTGACCGCGATTCAACTCATCGAGGTTGGTGGTGCAAACGCGACCGCTTACATGATTGTCGGTTCAAATGACGGCATCGTATGGCATTCCGTCTATGATGGCACTGGTGTCCAGAATGCAACCGACTTTTTCACAACCGTGGTCAGCGTGCCCGGAGTCACTACCGCATACACAACCTTCCGGTACATTGCCACCGCGACAAACTCGACGAGCACGCTGACGAGCCTTGGTGGCTTCCAGGTGATTGGCACGGCGTCATACGTATCACCCAAACTCGACAATCCGCGCAAATTGACGTTCATCGTCACGGCTCAGCAGCTGTTTTCAGTCCAGCAGACGGCCGATCCCGATGCGACCGGCAGACTTGCATGGTCAACCACGCCGCAGCTCATCGACAACAGTCCATTGCCGGAAACAGTCACGGCACCTAGCGTGTTCATCGCATCACCTTACGAAAATGCAGTGGCTGGTTCGTACACAGGGCTGATCGAGCTGTCGGACCCCAAGCTCGACGCCGACATTCTACGCGACGAGTTTACGATCGAGTTTTGGGTATACGGGGTGTCGACCACAAACTTTGGTACAATCATATCCCGTGCAGAGTCGGTCAATCTCGCGTCACGCATCGATTGGCAGTTTTATCAGGATGAGACGAGTACCTATTTCCAGATGAACACGTTCCGGGTCGGCGTCGAGCGTAAAGTCCTTTCACCCTACCTGTGGAACCACGTCGCCATCGTCGGCCGAGGCATCATGGCTATGCTGTACATCAATGGTGTCGAAATTGCACGGACCGATATAATCACCGGGTCGTATACGTCTGGTCGGTCAATCTTCATCGGCGGTGGCAACACCGGCACGCTGTTTCTGGGGTCGGTTGCCGATTTGCGAATCGTCGCCGGCTACGCCGTCTACACGAAAAACTTTACAGTTCCGACGGCACCGCTCACAGTGTCACCATTTGGCCAGACGATCATGCTTCTGCAGGTGACACCGATTCTGCCGAGCGGGTTTTCAGTCTACGAGACGACTTCATCGTACATCACATTCTCTATTTCGCCCGGTAGTGTTTTTTCAGACAACTTCACAGTCCAGGTTCAAAATATCGCGGGTGATAAATCGTCCGTCACCTTTTATATCGACACCACGCCGACCGTACCCGCCCTTTCGGCCGCGTCACCGTTTGTCATTCCGACGTACGTGCCGACGACATTCGGTGTGTTTCAGACGGCGTCGCCCAGTCTCACCGGTGAGATCGAATGGTCCTACACGACGCTCCCATCCGGTATCACTGAAACGGTCCCGAAAAATGATACCCAAATCACATTCGCGGTTGATCAGTACGCCATTCCATATCAGCAGAGCTTTACCGTATCAGCCTCGGGTGATTACGGCATCACGAATATCATCGTCGTATACACCGGGTATGGTGACACGCCAGTGCTCACGAGTGCCTCGCCATACATCATCGCGTCGTCAGCCGGAACGACATTCACGGTCAACCAGACGGCTTTGTACACGGGTACGATCACGTGGTCCTACGGTACCCTGCCGACCGGCGTCTCCTTCTCGAGTTCGGATGACAATGGCATCACCTTTGCGGTCGCAACGGACTCCACTTCAGCGACGGCCGTATTCAGCGTGACGGCCGTCTGCTTCTACGGCACGTCGAGCACGAACGTGTCATACACGTCAGCGCCTGGCGCCGGACCAGTTTCATCCATTGTTCAGACTGGGTCGACATCAAACCCGAGCATTTCGCTCTCATGGGTCGCTGGATCGGGCGCCGTGTCATATTCACTTACCACGACGCCAGCAACCACGACCCAGACGACGACCGCGACGTCGTACACGTTCACGGGTCTGGCCGCCGCATCAGTGTACACGTTTACGATCAAATCAGGGAACTTCATCGGCGCCTTTTCATCACCGATCGTTTCGGCCAATATGTATACGTCGGCCGCTCCGTCAAACTTGGTGCTCGGATCAATATCGGACACGAGCATTCCCCTTTCGTGGACGGCTGGCAACGGTGCCACGGGGTATAGCATCACGTCGACGCCCGCCACGACAACTCAGACGACGGGCGGAACGTCACTCACATTCACGGGTCTGATTGGTGGAACCTCATACCTGTTTACGGTGGTTTCGAACGTTCCGGCCGGTACGGGTGGGAGCGTGAGTTCCGTGACGTTCGTAATACCGGCCGCGGCGGTCGGAGCCATCTCGAGCGTCGTAATCACCAGTCTTTCAAGCGTCACCGTAACATGGCCGGCGAGCCCGAGCGCGAACTCGTATAGGATCACGACTGTCCCCGCCACCACGACCCAGACGACGTCTTCCACATCGATCGTCAAGACTGGGCTCTCAATCGGCGTCGACTATACGGTGAGCGTGACGGCCATCAATTCGTTCGGTACTGGTGGTACGAGCACTTCGTCGTCTTTTGTCATCCCGAACGCAATCACCAACCTTGCACTGGGCAACGGTGAGATTACGACGGTTGATCTCGCATGGACCCCATCATATGGTGCGACTGGATACAGCATCACGACGACACCCGCGACCACGACCCAGACGTCGATCGATCCCACGTATACTTTCACGGGACTGAGCGGCGGCACGGTTTACACGTTCACAGTCACGGCGACGAATGAGTTTGGATCGGGTGATTCAACTACGTCGTCATCCATTCTGACCAAGCCAGCCGCCGTGACGAACCTCACGCCGAGCAACGCCAGTCTTACGACCATCGATTTCACATGGACGCCTGCATTCGGTGCCACGTCATATACTATTACGACGACGCCGCCGACGACCACCCAAACGACAAGCGGTACGTCAATCACAAAGACAGGTCTGTCATCTGGCTCATCCTACATCTTCAACATTCAATCAGTGAATGCGAGCGGAAACGGTGGTACAGTGTCCAGCGCGAGCTTCACCACGCTTCCGTTAGCAGTCACGGACCTTACGCTGAGTAATCCGCAGATTACGACAGCCGATCTCACGTGGACTGCATCGACCGGCGCGACGTCATACAAGATTACGACGACGCCCGTGTCCACCACCGAGACGACCAGCAGCACAACTTTCACAAAGACGGGTCTGGCGGGTGGGACGACGTATACATTCACGGTGACGTCAGTCAACGCGAGTGGAGACGGCGGGTCGGTGATTTCGGACGCGTCGATCGTGACTCGTCCGGCAGCCGTACTCAATCTGACGGCGCTCAACCCACAAAACACGACGATGGGCCTTTCGTGGACCGCATCACCGAGCGACATTCTCGTCACGTATACCGTGACCACAGAACCCGTGACTACAACCCAAACGACAACCGGAACGACGCTCACCAAGACGGGGCTCAGTGCCGGCGTTCTTTATACGTACTACGTGCTTGCGACCAACGCAACCGGTGACGGCGGAACATCAAACACGTCCAGGATTACTCTGCCACCCGAAGTCACGAGTTTAGTAACAACCAATCCTCAACAAACCACGATGGGACTCACGTGGACGGATGCGCTCAGCGCAACGTCGTACTCGATCGCATCGTCGCCCGCCGTCGCAACGTCGCCGCAGACGGCATCACCTGGGGGCGCATACACATTCACGGGTCTGACTGCCGGTATTCAATACACATTCACTGTGACATCGATCAACGCGTCAGGGTCAGGAACAGTCACCGCATCCTCTGCCGCCGTGTACACGCTTTCGCCGTCGGTCGCGAGCGTCACGACGAGTAACCCATTGACAACTACGATGGATCTCACATGGCCCGCGTCGACAGGCGCCACGTCGTACACCGTCACATCATCACCGGCGTCGAGTACACCGACTCAGACACTCACACCTGGTGGGACATTCATTGGGCTCACGGCGGGTACGTTACACACATTCACGGTCACAGCAGTCAACTCGAGCGGCTCGGGCGGAACGACAACATCTGCATCCAGGATTACGCGTTCGCTTCCACCGGCGAGTCTCACCCCTGCACCGGCCGCCGCGATCAACTACATCGATCTCACATGGCCGAGCGCGGTTGGTGCCGTGTCATATACGGTCGTGTCGACGCCGACAACAGGGACAGTCGCTGGTGTGACGCCGACGAACCTCCGTTTCACGGGGCTGGCTAGCGGTACGAGCTATACATTTACGATTGTATCAGTCAACGCATCTGGGACGAGCGAAACGTCGACGACATCGGCATCGGCGCTCACGCTTCCGGACCCACCGGTGAGCATCACACCAAGCAACGCAACCACCACGACGGTCAATCTCAATTGGGCCGCGGCACTTAGTGCGACATCATACACGATCACGACGACGCCCGTGTCGACGACCCGAAGTGGTCTGTCGGGAACATCATACACGTTCCCGGATCTTTCGCCAGGTATCTCTTACACATTCACGATTCGGTCGGTGAATGCGTCCGGTACAAGTCCGGCATCGACGACGTCCGTGGGATACTTTACGATCCCGGCGGCTGTTACGACGCTCAACACGTCGAACCCGCAGCAAACGTCGATCGACCTCTCGTGGACAGACGTGACCGGCGAGTCTCAGTATACAATCACGTCGACACCAAGCGTCAGCGGGTACACTTCTCTCGTCCTGGCGGCAAACACGTCGAGTGCAACTTTCCCGGCCGGTGGGTCGGGCTACTCGCTCACGGCCGGTACGTCCTACGTGTTCCGGATCACGCCGTCCAACTCGAGCGGCAGCGGCGCATTCACAGACTCTGCAGCCCGGTTCACTCTACCGGCCGCACCGACAATCTCAGGGACGTCCATCGGCGGCGTATTTACATCGATCACAAGAACTCAACTCACAGTCAACTGGATCGCACCGGCGATCGGCACAACCACGGGCTACTACGTGTCGTGCCCGGGTCTGACGACCCAGACAATTACGGCACCGACCGTCACGGCGACATTCACGAGCCTGACGGCCGGAACGTCGTACACATTCACGATTCAGTCGATCAACGCCAGCGGTGCAGGTGGGTCGGTCACAACCGCCGCCGTGTTCACGTTGCCGGCAGCAGTTACGGCACCGACGACGAGTGCATACGGTCTCACAACCATGACGGTCGGGTGGACGGGCGCGACGGGGGCGACGTCATACACGGTCTCGGGTGCCGTGTCACCGGCCGGCGGAACAATACCGACGACCCAAGTTGGTATCATCGGTACATCGACAAACTTTACGAGTCTGTCACCCGGGTACAGCTACACATTCACCGTGTCGTCCGTCAATGCATCCGGTACGGGAGATCTCACGACGGCGACGACAGCCGCCAAGACGCTTTCACCTGCACCCGGACAACCGACACTCACGGGCTTCAACGCTGCATCCGGTGGAACCACCAAGATTCAAATCGCGGTATCGTCATTCGCCCAAGGCGCCACGAGTAACATCTTCACATCTTCACCTGTATCCACTGTAACGGCACAGACATCGGCAGTCTACCCGTACACATTCACGGATCTCAGTCCAAACACGGCGTATACATTCACAGTCCGGTCTGTCAATGCGAGCGGAAACGGCGATACGTCGATCGCTTCAGCAGCTCGATTCACTCTGCCGAACCCGGTGACTCTCTCGGGTACAAACATTGGCGGTGTGTTTACGTCAATTCAGCAGGCACAGATGACCGTCAACTGGATCGCGCCGGTCGGCGGCGCGTCGACATACAGTGTCATTATCGCGTCGACGGATGGCGGTGTACTTTCGACTCCGTCCACCCAATCAATCACGGCACCGACCGTCACGGCGACGTTCTCGGGGCTCACCCCCGGCAAAACGTACAACTATACAATCACGGCTGTCAACTCGGGCGGAAACAGTTCGACCGTCACGACAAATAACGTCCAGACGCTTTCGCCGGCCCCCGGAACCGCGACACTCAGTGGTGCGACCCAAACATCGATCATCGTCACATTCGCGGCAGCGACCGGTGCCGCGTCATACAAAGTGACGTCGTCACCGGCAGTCGCGACGTCGCCACAGACGCTCGCGTCAGGTGGAACGTTCACGGATCTCAACCCCAATACGAGCTATACGTTTACGGTTCAGTCCGTGAATCCGAGCGGTAACGGTGGAACGTCAGCCGCTTCAGCCGCCCTTGTTACACTCACAAACGCGCCGACACTTTCAGCGACGACCGTAACGACAGGGGCATCAGGTGCAGTCTTTACGAACATGACACAGACGACGTTCACTATCAACTGGTTGGCGCCGAGCGTCGGAACTGCAACGACGTACGGCATTTCCGGGACGGGCGTCACGTCCCAGACGGGTCTCGGCCTGACTGTCAACTCGAGTACCGTGTTGGCCGGTTCGACGAACGGAGCGTTCACAATCACGTCGTACAATTCGGCGGGTTTTGCCGGAGCATCTGTCGTGACATCACAAATCAAGACGCTCGCAGCCGCCGCGACGAGCTTCACGCAACAGGCTGGTACAGCGACGACGCAAACAGTTGTCCTCACGTGGACGAATGCGACGGGCGCCGAGTCGTACATTCTGGTTGGTGGACCCACGACCCTCAATCCGGCTACAACTCAGTCGGCGGGATATACCGTGTCTGGTCTCGCCAGTCCCGGCACGGGTTACACATTCACGCTCCAGTCGCGCAACAACATGCCACCAGTTTCAGGCGGCCCGACGCTCGGTGGCACGACGGGTTCGATCACGGCATACACGGCGCCGAGTGCGCCGTCGAGCCTCGCAGCCGGAACTCCAACTGCAACGACCATTCCATTCACATGGACATCGCCCGGTGGAACAATCACGTCATACACACTCACGGGTGCAAACATTCCGAGTGGGTTCGTCACGTTCGCCGGAACAGCCGCGACAACGTCATACACACTGGGTAGTGGCACGGCGCTAACGGGCGCAACGACATACGGCCCATTCACACTGACGGCAACCAACTCGGGCGGGACGTCCGCAGCTTCGAACCAGGTTTCGGCAGTCACTACGGCGATCGCGGCACCGACGAGTCTTAATGTGACGGGGACGACGACGACTTCATTCACACTCAACTGGACGGGTGCAGCCGGTGCACAGTCATACGGTCTCGCCGGTACGAACATCACGACGACGACGGTCAACGCGACAACAATCACTTTTTCGACCCGCACGCCAAACACAAATTATGGACCGATCACAATCACGTCATACGGTGGACTCGGTGGTACCGGGACGGTCGGTGGATCAACTACCACAGGCACGGGTGTTCCGGGTACAATATATACAAAGCCGACCGCACCGACTGCCGTGAGCTTATCGGTCACCCCCTCTCCGACGACCACTGGGTTTACGGTCGTATGGACAAGACCCAGCGGTGGCGCGAGTACATTGGTGTATGGAATCACCGGAACCGGGACGCCAACACCAACATCACAATCAGGTCTGTCGGCAACGTCGGCTGCATTTACGGGTCTGACTGCCGGTAACGGGTACATATTCTCCGTGACGGCGACGGGTCCGACGGGATTCAACGGCGCACAGTCAGGCGCAGCCGGAACGTCCGGGACAATTCGAACATTGCCGCCAGCACCGACACTCGTATTCTCGAGCGCTACACAAACTTCGCTGACATTCACATTCGCTACAGTGAACGGTGCCACGTCATATAACCTGTCAGGCACAGGGTTCACGACCATCATTGGTATCACGGCTTCACCAACCACAATCTCGAGTCTCACGGCCGGCACATCGTACGGTCCGTTCACATTGACAGCTGTCAATGCGAGCGGAAGTACTGCATCGACGGCTCTGGCTGCTCGACCAACCCTCTCAGCCGCCGTGACCAACCTGACTGCGACGATCACCGGTACGACCCAAGTCAACTTGTCATGGACGGCTGCGACGGGCGCAACGTCGTACGTGGCCACGGGCGGTGGATCGGTGACGTATGGCACCAATACAGCCACGATCACCGGTCTCGTGGATGGTACAGGGTATACATTCACGGTCGCGTCAGTCAATGCAAGTGGAAGCGGTGGTACGGCCGCTGTGTCACAGACGGCTGGCTTCGTCTACACAGGAACTATCGCGACGATCAACACTCAGTTTGAGTTCACCAACATGGGAAAGACTGGGCGTACGGGACCGACGGCTATTACATACGGTACCATTCCGGGTGCAGGCACGCCATACGCGCTCTTTTTGTCGAGCGGCATCCAAGTTATCACGATCGCTCGTAGTGGAGTGTACTCAATCACGATCGCGGGTGCACGTGGCGGTAATCCCGCGGGTGCCAATGCTGGTAACGGTCGCGTCATAAGTCGTTCAGGCATCTCACTTTCGGCGTACACGCAACTTTGGTGCGTCGTCGGTCAGACTGGTGGTGACAATACTGCGGTAATCACCGCGAAAGATTTGTCAGCCGGTGGAGGTGGTGCATCATGGGTGTATACCGGTTCAATTGCCTCTGCAAACATTCTCCTCGTCGCCGGCGGAGGAGGCGGTGGTCGTTGGGGCGGACCAAAGGGCAGTGATGGTCAGTATGGTACCGTGGCAACTACAGGCGCATCGAATGCCGGGCGTGCCGGAGGTGCTGCAGGGACGGGCGGGGGCGGCGGCCAAGGCGGCCAAGCTGCACTGGGTGGTATCTATAACGGCGGAGCCGGTAACAATATAAACGGCGGAACCGGTGCACCCGATCAAGGTCAAGGCGGCGGAGGCGGCGGAGGCGGCATGGGTCTCGGTACGACCGGTGCGACATTCAATGGCGGTACAGTGACGGATGAACCCAATTGTCGCCCGGGAGGCTTCGGCGGCGGCGGCGGGTGTGGTTACGTAGCGGAGTACGGCGGGCGTGGTGGTGGCGGAGGGTACAACGGCGGCGGTGGCGGTTCAGGCAACAACTCAGAAGGCGGAGGCGGTAGCAGTTATACAAACGCAGGTTTAATCACAGACCTCGGCACGAACACTGGCCACGGATACATCAGGATTACCCGTACGGGTTAGATTTTTCCCTATACACATAACAGATGGCGTTCGCCGTGAC